CTAACAAGCTAAGGAGTACCCGTAGTGGGTAAACTGCTTGAACTCCGAAAAGCTCGAAGAGGGAGAACGACCCCGCAAAAGGTTGCAAATTCGCCCGGGCCGGCCTTCGCGGTGTATGTGTGAGTCTGTGAGAGTATCCCTCTTCGAAACACGTTCCTGATGTAGCTCAGCGGTAAGAGCGCCGACTATTATGTCGGGTCAATTCCAGGGCCCTAGTAAGCAGACGTTAGGCCGACGTCTGTAGCGCTGGGGAAAAGCGGGTTCCTAGGTTACCGCATCTGGAGCGCAAGTTCGAATCTTGCCATCAGGAATTATCCTGGGAGTAGCTCAATTTGTGGCAGAGCGCTCTACGTACCGGTCGACGGATCGTTGCATATGTGGAGGAGGTTACAGGTTCGAGTCCTGTCTCCTGGGGGCCCTTAAATGACCAACCGTTGTCAATCACTCGACTGTGAGCGCTTCGTCCGTGCCGGCAAGCTCTATTGCCCGCCATGCGAGAACTACCAGCGCCAACTCCAGGAACGGGACGAACAGCTGAAGATGGCGGAGATCGCCTACGATCGCTACGCCCGACAGCCTGCTTGGTACCGTTTCCTGTTCCGCCCTGTCCCCTTCGCCCAGATCATTCGGAGGCCCAAATGAGCCAGCTTACCCAACGCGATAGCGACATCCTCGAAGCCGTAATGGCCGCCGTGCAACGCGGACGGGATATGAATCCCGTCAAGCCCAACCCACTCCAAGGCAGCGTAGTGCTGTCGACGGCGAACAGCCTGGAGCTCTCATTCCCCGACGGCTACAAGTTCTCCCTGAAGGTCGAAAAGAAATAGTGGCCTCACCGCGGCAACTGGCCGGCGCTTTTCTCATTGGCGCCCTAGCCGCACTCCTTTGTCCATCGCAACGAGGTAGCTATGTGGCAGGTAAGCCAAGTCGCTATCCCTAAGACAACTACTGGTGAGGACTATCTAGGCGTCCCCTTCCACCTCGAGCTACCGCAGGAAGCGCAGATCCTCCGCTGCGGTCAGAAGGGCGCCCAAGCTTGGGTGTGGTACCGTCACGATGTAGACGCCCCTGTAGGGAAGCGCTTCTTTCTTCTCGCCGAAACCGGAGTACCTTACCCCAGCCCCGGCGATTTTGACTTCACCTTCGTCGATTCCTTCCGGATCTCTCGCGGCCTGGACACAGTCGTACGACATCTATTCGAACTACATCTAGCCGAAGTGTACGATGTTACGCCTAGCTCCAATGCCCTCGCCGGGTTTAACGGCCACGTAAGTGTCGGCGGCCAACACCTTCCTGCCGTTCGCGAAGTAAGCATGCGCCGCGAAAATTCTTGAAAGTACCGGTTGCCACCTACTGCTTTCTGGGTTATAATGTATATGTAAGTGATATGAGGTAGCCCAAGACAAGGGCTCAAATTTTAGGGAGGGAAACCCAATGGCAGGGCCGATTACGGTAAATGTGGAAGGACGCGGCGAAGTCAACCGCGCATCACTAATCCGCGAACTGTACAACAACGGCGAGGGAATGAAGCGCTCCGACATCGTCAAGGAGCTGAAGGACAAGTACGGGCAGGACGTCTCGTTCCAGGTAGTATTCCAGGCAACGAAGCGCAATGATCGGCAGCCGGCCGCGCCGAAGGAACCGAAGGCCCCCAGAGAGCCGAACGGTGAGGGACAGGGCGTCGGACAGGCAAGCGCGACCATCGAGTACAACGGTGAGACGCGCCTGCGCCGGGACGTGATCGACGAGTTGCTCAACCAGGACATGTCCGCCACTGCGATCAGCAAGGAGCTGGGCATCCCGTACGGTGTCGTGTACTCCCAGGCGAAGCGTCGCGGCAAGGGCATCAATACGACACCGCGAGGAGCGAAGGACAACGGCGATGGTCCAGATGCCGCTGAGGCTGCCGGTGCGTTCACGAATGAGACCGGCACCGAAGGTGAAGGGGCGACGACCGACGATAGCCTGTTCCCTGGCACCGAGACCGAGGAGCTCGCCGATGCGACCGGCTCGCTCGCCGGCTCCGACCTGGTGATGGAAGTGGAAGATGACGAAGAAGAGCTCTCCCCCGAAGACGAAGAGCCCGTCCTCTAAGCCACTACCGGCATTCGCCGATCTGTTGCACCGCGTGCGGGAGGGGGGAAAGCCACCCCCTCCTGCCCGTCTTTTAACCGTCGATCCCGGCGGCACTACGGGTTGGGCGCTCTGGCTGGACGGGCTCCCCAACACCTGCGGCCAGATCGACACAGCCGAAAGCGACGCAGCCCTAGAGAAACTGCTCGACCAGAAGCAGCCTGACCTTGTGATCTGTGAGGCTTACGTACTGTACCCCTGGAAAGCCGACTCCCAGGCTTGGTCGGACTTTCAAACGCCGCGCCTCATTGGCTCGCTACAGACAATGTGCCGCCATCGGCAGATTCCCCTCATTATGCAGGGTGCGGACAAGAAAACCTTCGCTACGGACATCAAGCTCAAGGGCTGGGGTTTCTACCAGAAGAGCCATCGTCACGCGAACGACGCCATCCGGCACGGCATCTACTATCTCCTCTTCGGTGTCGGTACCGCCAAAGCCGAACCTATGAAACCCAAGCCTGCCGGCGGCCAGAATTCCTCTCGCCGTATGCGTCGCAAGCCTACTAAGGAGGACTGATGTCACTTTGGGGACAACCAGTTAAGGAAGAGCCTCCGGCTAAGTGTAACTGTATACACGAGAATAATACTCTATGTAACAACCCTGCAGTGACTACTTATAAGCATCAGACTACTGACCGGTTCGGACGTTTCGTAGTCGGCATTATTCCATTGTGTGCAGATTGCGATAAGGATCACCGGCCTTGAGCCTCGAACTCCGCCCCTACCAGGCCGAAGGCGCTAGCTTCCTAGCCGAGCGTAAGCGCGCTCTCCTGTTCGATGAAATGGGCGTGGGTAAGACGCCAACCACTATCGCCGGAGCGCGAGAGGCCGGAGCGCAGGACGTCGTAGTGATTTGTCCGAAGGTAGTGCTGGGTGTCTGGAAGAATCAGATCCAGAACTGGTGGGGCGAAGCGAGTGCGATTATCTACGCCGGGCAGCCCTGGCAGCGTACCGTGGCTTGGCGGCGGCTGGAGAAGGCCAGCCGCCCGCGCTTCGTGATCGCGAACTATGCGCAGTTACCGGACCTTCTAGAACGCTGTCGACTATGGAACACGGTGATCTACGACGAGTGCCACACGATTAAGAACCACCGTTCCGTCGGCTACGGTCACGCTAAACAACTCCGAACCCGTAACCTGTTCCTACTCTCAGGTACACCAGTCTCTGCTGGACCTCAGGACCTCTGGAGCTATCTCCACCTGATTGATCCGGGTAAGTTCTCCAGCTACTGGAACTTCGTCAAGGAACACTGCGTCACGATGCCTAACGGCTTCGGCAGCCTGGCGATCCTACGCCCGAAGAACCCAAGCTACACCCGAGCGGTGCTGAAGCCCTACATGTTGCGCCGCTTGAAGAAGGACGTCCTCACTGAACTACCGGATAAAACCCGCACCAGTGTACCGGTCTATATGAGTCCTAAGCAGCAAGAGTTCTACGACGCTCTAGCCAACGATATGATCGTCACTTTCGGTGAGAGCGGTGTACTGATGGCGCCGACGGTCCTGAGCCAGATGACTCGGCTCTGTCAGCTCACTACGACCCCACAACTCCTCGGGATTGATTGCCCCTCCGCAGCGCTCGAAGCTACTCGGGACCTCGCCCAAGCCGAGCTGGACGCCGGACACAACGTTGTGATCTTCACCCGCTTCCGCCAGGCCATCCCACATATTCAAAGCGCGCTTGCGGGAACCGAGGCCCGTACCTTCGTACTCCAGGGCGGGATGACGCAGACAGCTTTTGATGCAACGGTGCAGGCTTTCGACAAAGCTGCCGGACGTAAGGTCCTCATTTGCACCATCCAACTCGGACAAGGCTGGGACGCGCTCACCGCCAGCGCAGCGATCTTCCTCGGTTTCAGCTTCACCCCACTACACCATACCCAATCCGAAGACCGCCTACATCGCTTCGGCCAGCGCAACCCCGTCGTGTGCTACTACATCCAAACCCAAGGCACTCTTGATCAGCACATCCTCGACATCCTCAACCAGAAGACGTCCTGGTCCAATCTGATCCTTAACCTCCCGAAAGCAGTGAGGCCTGACCATGCCACGCCCATCGCAGCCTAACGAACCACCACACCAACTACTCGACACCCGGCGGCTGAAGTACCTGTCGGTCACGCCCGACATCCTACTTGACTTCTTCGTTCGCGGCTCAAAAGCCTTTGGCGTCACCCATCCGCTGCCAATCGACAGTACCTGCGTCGATATTACCTTTGACCCTTGGAGCGGTAATGCGAAGATACTGATCTACAGCAGCTCCTTCCCGATTCTACAGGAAGGAGAGCGGCCTCCGCCTATCGATCCGCTGCCTTACTTCACTCGCCATCCCTAAAAGTACCGGCTTGACATTTCTGCTCAAACCGGTTATAATGTAAACATGATGAGCGAGAGCACAATGACAACTGAGCAGCACGAGAAGGAAATGCTGCAGCTGCTGGAGCAGGCCCGCAAGCTCTACTTCGAAGCTGGCATGGACTTCGCAATGGCGCATAAAGCATTGGAGCTGCGCTTCGAGGTCCTCAAAGAGATTGCCCGCTTGAAAGGCCTCCTACCGTGAGTGAGCTACTGATCTACGCCGAGCAACCGCCAGGGAGTGTTCGAGTTCGCACCAGCGACCGCATCCTGTTCCGGCGTTGTCGGCGTAAGTGGAACTGGCAGTCGGAGATGCGTTGCGGGCTCACACAAGAGAGCACTGCTGCGCCGCTATGGTTCGGCTCAGCGTTCCACTTCGCGCTCGAGGATTACCATGGGTACAATCGCTTTCAGGATCCCTCGGCGGCGTTGGCAGCTTACTACGACGCGACGCGTCGGCAGCATCCGCCCCAAGCGAGTGAATTGTACCAGCTCGGCGTTTCAATGCTCGATCACTATAAGCTTTGGTTACGCCGTCGCAACGAGTTTCAGACCTACTGGGTTGGCGGGGTACCGCAGGTCGAGGTTAGTTTTTATCTCCCGCTCGCACGTTTCGGTGACAACATTTATTACTCTGTCACATTTGACCGCGTGGCACGAGATCCGCACGGAAGGCTGTGGATCATTGACTACAAGACGGCCCAACGGTTCAACACTGCTAAGCTGGAGACCGATCCTCAGGTGAGCGCCTACATGTGGGCGGCGAATTACATTTACGGCGAGGTACCGGAAGGCATCGTGTACATGCAGTTTCTGAAGAACACCCCGCATCGCCCGATGCGCTTGACACGGGGTGGCCTCTCAGTGAACAAGCAGCAGTGTACGACCTACGAGATCGCCTACGAAGCAGGCCTCGAGGAGTACGGCAGCAAAAGCGCCTTCCCGGAGCCCTATAAGGAATTCCTGAAACACCTGATGCTCGAGGAGTCTCCCGACGGTGACAAGTTCATTCGCCGGGATCTAGTGCGGCGCAACGCTGGCCAAGTGAGCTCCGAAGAGTGGAAGGTGTTCCACGAAGTCAGGGACATGCTAGACCCGGAGCTGCCCCTGTATCCCAATCCGACGCGCGACTGCTCGTGGGATTGCCCATTCGTCGCTCCCTGCATCGCCACGGACGATGGAATGGATTCCGGGTCGATTCAGTTGATGCTAGATGAGTTATACATCCCCAGAAAGGACGAGCCCGAATGGCGGAGCAAAATCCAGTGGCCAGAGGCCCAGCTCCCAACAACAACGCCCAGCGCCGACCAGTTAATCCTCCCATAACCCACCCGGGAGATAATCGAAAGGTTGCAAATCCAATGCGGCCGCCAGCCGTCCAGACTCTTTCGGCCGTCAAGCCGCAAGCACCTGCTTCGCTGGTAGAAGCTCCTGTGGTGGGAATCGGTGATCGGCAGGTCATGATGGAGGCTCAGGAGCTGGGGCCTGGCGACCGGAAAGCCGCGCTCGAAGCTGACTTCCTCGCGAACGCAGACGGTGCGACACAAGCACAGATTGACGAGGCCAATGCCCAAACAGAAGCAGAACCTACCGTACAGTCGGAGCCGGAGACAGCAACGACTGGAGAACCGGGAGAACAAGAAGCTGCGGCAGCTCCGGAAGAGTCTAATGCAGATCCTTTCACCGACGCTTCTGCCCCCCTCGTGGGAACAGAATCGGCGCCAGCTCAACGAAACCCTACAGCGGGCCAGCGACCGCCTCAACAACAGCAGCGTCCTACAGGAGGTCAAGCTCCGAAGGCAGGAGCGGCAGCAACTGGAGGCCAGCCACAGCAACTAGCCTTCCAGATTCACCGGCCAAAACCGGGCACTCGCTACATGAACATGCTGGTGTACGGCGAGTTCGGTGTAGGGAAGACGACCTTCGCGGCGACGGCTGAAGACGTTCCCGAGATGCGCGACGTGCTGTACATCGATGCGGAGTCCGGTGAACTGACACTGCAGAACCGCGCCAACCTGGACGTGATCACAGTGAACCAGTACCGCCAGTTTGCTCGCATCCGAGAGTTCCTGGCCGCCCATTGCAAGTACCGGGACACCAACAACGAGGCCGAGCTCCTGCGGCTTGATCAGATGTTGCGGGCCCCCGGCGAAGAGCCAGTGCTGCGTAAGTACCGCACCGTCGTGATCGACTCGATCTCGGAAGTGTATAAGTACTGTATGTACCAGCTTCTGTCGATCAACCAGAACACGGCCAAGCTCGATGCTGAACCGGACGCGCCCGAGTTCGGCGAGTGGGGTAAGGCAACGGAAATGATGCGCCTGATGGTGCGTTCTTTTCGAGACCTTCCCATGAACGTGATCTTCATCGGTTCCGAGAAAGCCGTCGAGGAGAAGGTCAACGGGCAGGTCGTGCGAACCAAGATCGGCATCAATCTTCCGCGTTCGCTAGCCGGTGAGGTGCCCGGCTTCCTGGATGCGGTAGGGTATCTGGCCGTCGGCAAAGTGCCACCAGATAACCGGACGGTGCGGCGACTTTACTTGGCCTCGGGGCAACGCTTCATGGCCAAGCACCGCTTCGTCAACTTCAAAGAAGAGTACCTCGACGACCCCAGCTTAGCCAAGCTGGTCGCACTGGCGAAGGGCCAGTAAGAAAGGAACCCTGATGACGGACGCCACTCAAGCCCTGTTCAATCCGCAGGTTGAGGGGGACGAAGAAGGGGTCGCAGGCGATGATCTCGTTCTCGACCTGACCGATGTCGATGAGTCGAAGCCCGAGTACGAACCGCTTCCGCCTGGGACCTATCCGGCGACGGTTCAGCGGGTCGAGTACGGACAATCGCAAAGTAGCGGCAACCCCATGCTCACCTGGGTCTTCGCAGTGCCGCAGCAGCCTGCAGATGGGGAGCTCGAAGGGGAGCCGCAGGGAGACAAGCTGCTGTTCTACTTCACCGTCCTGAACAAGGACACCGGGAAGCAAAGGCTGAAGCGTGCCCTGATGACGATCGCGCCGGACATCGACCTGTCCAACTTCAAACCGGCCGAGGCTGGCGACTGGCTCGAAGGCCGCCCGTGCCAGCTGAAGGTACGCGTACGCCGCAACCAGGGGCGTATACAGAACGACATCACTGATATCCTGCCGGCCGAGGAAGCAGCCGCTTTCCTCTAGGTAGGACTCCTGTAAGCGAGGTATTACGATGAGTAGCCCGGGGGCCACGGCCCAACAGGAGAGCTCCCAGAAGCTGTGGAAACCCCGGGAGCTCGCTAAGCGCCTCAACGTGAACTACAATACCGTCCTTCGCTACCTGAAAGACGGTATTGTAGCTCACATCAACATCGGCGGTCGGAAATACATCACCGACGCCGAAGTCACTCGTATCCTGACGCAGGGAACAACCGATGACAACGATTCAGACGGACCCCAGCAAGCCGCAGCGTAAGGCTGTAGTACTGCTATCTGGCGGCTTGGATAGCAGTACCTGTGCGGCTCTGGCGGCGAAGGAGTATCGGCCGGCAAACGTGATCGGCCTTCAGGTCGACTACGGGTCGAAACACAACGAACGGGAGCGTCGCGCCGCTCGCGAGGTCGCCGGTTATCTGGGCATCGAGCTCCGTACACTGAATATGGATCCGACGCCCTTCATGGGTGCGGGTTCGACGCTAATGCTCGACGGCGCCGACAACCCAGAGCTAACCTACGTAGAGCTTGCCGAAAAGGAAGGGCCCAGCGATACGTACGTTCCCTTCCGCAACGGTAACCTGCTCGCCCAGGCAGCAGCTCTTGCACTGAAGCTCGGTGCGGAGGCCATCTACTACGGTGCTCACGCCGAGGACGCACACAACTGGGCCTACCCTAGAGTATAAGTTGGGGTAGTAAAACCGCTCCTGATTAACTGGGAAAGTCCGTCGTGCAACAGGATAACCCACAGCAAGCAGATGTTGCCTACGCAGCAGGATTCTTCGACGGTGAAGGCTCCATGGCTTTCTACGTCGGATCAGGTTCGAACCGCAAAGGGATTGTGTTCGCCGTCAGTGTTTGGCAGAGTGAGCTAGAAGTCCTGGACTGGTTTAAGAAGACCTTTGGTGGTGGAGTGTACCGAAGGCCAAACGCCGGTCACGGAAAGAGCAGTAACAAGTCTGCCGCTGAGTGGAGAATGACCGGTCACGGTGCTGCGCAGTTTCTAGGACTAATACAGCCTTACCTAAAGGTCAAGAACCTCAAGGTAGCAGAAGTCCTAGATCGTTGGCAATGTCGGGCAGCTGCAGAGACTAAGTGGAGTGGCATTCCGTTCACAATGCGGAGTGATGCGATAGTCCGATCTGCAGGGACGACACAACCTGCAGAGACTGGCAGAAATGACCAGTCCCTTCTAGAAGTTGAAGGGTAACAGAATGGATTGTACGCCCGAATTCAACGGCGCGATGGCGAACGCGATCTACGTCGGCACCTACTTCAAGGTCCGACTGATCACTCCCTTGCAATGGCTTTCCAAAGCCGACGTCGTGAAGCTGGCCGCCGATCTTGGTGTGCCGCTAGGCCTCACGTACTCCTGCTACAACGGCGGCGAGGAGCACTGCGGTAAATGCCCGACCTGCGTCGGACGTCTAGCCGCTTTCGCACAAGCCGGCAAGCTAGACCCGGCACTCTACTACACCTACGATCCGGCTCCCTTTGCCGGAATAACCCCCTCAGAACATTGCGGCCAACCACTCTGGATGCCGGGACCTCAGGAATTTTGTGGACTACCAGAAGGGCATGAGGGAGCACATAATTTGAATCGAGGGGGTGAGTAGCCATGGCACGCGTGACGAAGGAGTTCAAGTTTGAGGCGGCACACCAGCTGCCGGGGCATAAGGGCAAGTGTGCTGACCTCCACGGACATTCCTACGTCGTCGAGTTGGGTTTCGAAGGACCGATCATCCGAAGCAACGGCGCTTCGGAGGACGGCTTCGTGATCGACTTCAGCGACGTGTCGGGAATGATGAAGCCGCTCATCGAACAGTACTTGGATCATAAGTTCCTGAACGATTCGATACCGGAACTTTCGCGTACCAGTGCTGAGTTACTGGCCTGCTGGATCTTCGGCCGTATCTACCACGCACTCGATCAGCTCCGCCGCCAGAACCCACTCTACGGCGGCGTTAAGCTGGTCGACGTCTGTCTCTGGGAGACAGCCACCAGCACAGCTACCATCACTCAATCCGACTGGATCACAGCTGGCAGCCCTGCTGGAGTATGGAAATGAACGGCGCAACCCTAGCAGCTCCGCCCGAAGCTCCTACCGAACAGGGCGAACACACTTTCCCAGTGATCGAAATCTTCGGGCCCACCATTCAAGGCGAGGGTTCGCTGGCTGGCGCAGTTACCCACTTCGTCCGCATGGCCTTTTGTGAGTATAGCTGTTCGTGGTGTGATACGAAGTACTCTTGGCAGAACCCGGTCTACGAGAAGCTGACGGCGAAAGAGATTGTCGACCGGCTGGCAGCCTTGGAGGGGCGCGCAAAATGGGTGACCATCTCCGGCGGTAACCCGGCGCTCCAGAAGCATCTGGGCGAACTCATTGGCTACCTTCGGGGCCGAGGCTGGTGTACGGCGCTCGAAACTCAGGGCTCGGTACCGCAGAAGTGGTTTGAGTACCTCGACCATTTAGTGCTGTCGCCGAAGCCGCCCAGCAGTAAGATGGACTTCAACGCCGACAGGTTCGAGAGGTGCTTGGAATGGGCTCCAACGTTCAGCTCCTCGATCAAGGTAGTGGTGTTCGACGAGATGGATCTGCTATTCGCTAAGCAGCTACACGAGGCGTACCCAAAGTACGACTTCTACCTGCAAGTCGGCACCCCGCCGCTGTTGTCGCCAACGCCGGAAGCGGTTCGCCTAGCCAATCAGATCGTTGCCTACCGTAACCTGGTCGATCGCGTTTTGCGTGACCCTGCCTTCCAAGATGTGCGAGTGCTGCCCCAGCTCCACAACTACCTTTGGGGCGACAAGCGAGGCGTCTGATGCCCTTAGTTAATCTGTGCTCCACCTGTCGCAATCCGGCCGATCAGTACGGCTGCATCGAAGACAAGTGTGCCGTAATGGAAGCTCGTGAATTCCGTCGTGAAGCCGCAGCCGAACAATCAACTCGATGCACCTGCACTGAGTTTTCTGGGTCTACTGCATGTGTAGTACACAACACGAACGTGGCCAACGCTCGGACTGAGGCACTCTCGCTCGAGCGGCGTCTCCAGCTGGCAGTGGCTTCGGTACTCGAACTGCTCGAAATGGACCTCTCCAATCCGGGGCTGGCAGAAACACCGCGGCGTGTGTCAAGCTACTTGCTGGAGTTCTGTCAACCGTGCAATCTAGTCGAACTACTCAAAGCCTTCGATCCGGAGGACCGTCAAGCCGGAACCCACAACATGGTGATCCAGACAGGCATGCCGTTCGCAGCCCTGTGCGAACACCACCTGGCGCCTTTCTACGGCGAGGTCTACATCGGCTACATTCCCCAGAAGAAGGTCGTAGGCTTGAGCAAGATGACGCGGCTGGCCGAACGAGCTGGTCGCCGTCGACCCACGATGCAGGAGCAGGTCACCGACGACATCGCCAATGCGATGGAAGAAGCGCTCGGTGCTTCGGGTGTGATGGTCGTCACACGAGCGCAACATACCTGCCAGACGGTACGCGGTCCGAAAGCACCCAACGCAATCACGACGACCTCTGCGGTACGCGGCGTCTTCCGTGATGTTGCCGCGGCTAGGCAGGAGTTCCTGAGTCTGATCCAATGGCGCGGATAACCAATAAACGGGAGATGTACGACCTCTTCCTGCGGGGGATGTTCGGCTGTAACGGGCTGAACTTTGACACACTGGAAGCGGCAGAGAAGCATGGCGGCTGGCTGGCCATTCGATCGCGCAATGCCGGAATGGGGGGCGGCCTGTGGGTGCCCTGGGTCAAGCCAGCCGAGCTCAGAGAGGTAGTCGATGGGCTGCAGAAGCAGGGTTATCAGTTTGCCGATCTCCAGATTAGTGCCCGAATGCCGGATGATCAGCTCATCATGCAAGCTTATCTTCGGCGCACCGAAAACTACTTCGATCTGGATTACTCAGATACCCCAGGGCTCGACATGCGGACCGGGATGCAACAGGCGAAGCATCTTAAAGGAATCGCGGCGGTGTATTTCCTGCGCACCCGGCTCCAGGATGAATACGAGAATTTGGTACGTCTCTTTGACG